GTTCACCAGGGTCATGACGACGGTACATCGTCAGTTCGCCTCTGATGTTGTTTAGCCAGTCTTCACCTTCCAGTGCTAGGCGCTCTTGTACGTCCTGTGTAGTGCCCATAGCCTCTTGTATCTGCTCTGGGTTAAACACGGGTCTACCTGTCGTCAGGAAGGCTTCCTCAGGCTCTGAGGGGTACTCCTGTTTGAACAGGTCGAGGCCGTTCTGTGCAACCTTGCGACGACGGAACATAAGCTGCTCGTCATCGAGGTCATACTTGGACGCAAGCTCTTCCTCGTCTGGGGTACGCTCAAAGTTCTCTGGGACCGTCTCTCGATACTCTGGGTCGGCAAACCAAGGGATGAACACTGGCACGTAGCCATTGGTTCCCTCGACTGCACCCTTCCAGAGATCATAGAAGATCCCGCTGACGCCATTGGCTGTGCTCTCGACAAATATAGCAGTTCCTGGCGCATTGGGGACAGCTTGGGTCAGCGAGTTCCAGTTGTCGGCGGCGGTGGTCTTAGACCAGAACGCAAGCTCCGACGCATGAACGTGGGTCAGGGTCTCACCCCGACCAATAGCTTCACCGCCAGCTGTCGCAACGACGTAACTTGAGTCTAGGACATCAAAAGACAACTCTCGGCGGGATGAATACTTTGTGTGTGGCTTCAGGATCTCAGGGCAGTTCTCATGGTAACGCTTGGTCATGTCGAACAGCGCACGTGTTGAGTCACTGTGGTGAGTAATCACCAGGGCTTTCGCAGCTTTGCGCTGGGAGACGCTGAAGTACAGGTAGCCGCCCACGTAAGTAGACAGGCCCTGTTGTCGAGCCTTCAAGATGATCACTCGGACTTTGCCTTCTGTCTCTAGTTGCTTAGTGACAGCGTCGTTGAGGATCTCTTGGGCTGGTTTCAATTTGAGGGGCGCAATGTCACCCGACTTAGTGCGGATCTTCAGTGCGCCCTTTGCGTAGAAGCTGAAGTCAGTATACAGACGCTTACGGACCTCAACCAGCTGCTCCTTGGTAGCCATCGTCGGCTTAGTCTTGGTCGTCACCGTCATTGGTATCTAGCAGTGAGCTTAGGAACTCCTCAGCTTTACCGACAGTGATCTCTGACTTGGCGACAGGTTTGACCTTGGTGAAGTCCAAGATCAATTTGGCTGCTTGAAGACGATCACGGTTGTGTACGGGTGTACGCATGATTTCCACTGCGGTTTCGAGTGCTTCCTCTGCGCGTGGGTCTTCGATGTCATACTCTTTCTTCATGATACTTACCGCCCTTTTGGCGTCCTCTTTTGCCTTGTCGACGACTGGCTTGATGGTTTCCTTACTGTGTCCGTCTGGAACTCCGAGGGGTCTTCCCCCCTTGTTCTTTCGGTTCTTTAGCATTTCGCGGAACTTTGCCCGTCCCTCGGGTGTCGTGTGTTGCAGTGCCAGAGGGTTCTTGTGTGCTGGTCTGGCTCGACCTGGCATTAACTTTGGCTTTGCTGGTTTCTTCTTTCGAGGTTCGTTTGGCGGGTGACCCATCTGTCGTCTCCACTAGTTTGTTTATGATAGACAGTGTCTCTGGACATTGTTTGCAGAACACTGGTGCTGGGATCGCTGATGCAAACTCACGCAACACAGTGTCCTGTTGTGCTTTGGTTAGGAGCTTTGATGACTTGACGACATCAATAGCCTCTAGGATTGGAACCAGGTCCAATGCAGTCTTTAACATTTTGCTCTCCTTGGGGGTCTTAGGCTTGTGACAACATTCCTGGTGCCATTGGCGCGTTTAGTGCGCCTGGTGGCATCTGTTGCTGCTTACGTTCTTCCTCGTCATCCATAGCCATTTCCAGGGCAACTAATGCTGCCATGACAACCGCTAGTGGATGTGCATAAAACTGGATGACCTTGTTGTCAGCCTTACGGAACTCTTGCTGGATCATCTTTGATGTCACAGGCATTAGCTTCTTGGCTAACTTAGGATTGATCAAGTAGACCCATACAGGATCCACAGCAAACTCCGCAGCCATACGAGTGTAGTCTTTGTATGTTTGCTTTGTTTCTTGTGAATATCCTGGGTTGGACATTACCTGACGAATAAACCTTACGACTCTTCGCTCATTTGGGTTCTTAGGTGAATACGCTTCGACGTTCTCTTGTAGATCAACGATTTCTGCATATGCCTTCTTCTGCGTAGGGGACATCTGTTCCCAATCCGCATCCAGTAGTGGCTTAATTGCACTGTCGGTAAACGATCCTGGTGGCGTAAAGTCAGAACGACCTACAATACCAGTGCCTGGTTTAGACGACTGCTTTCTGTTGATAAAGTAAGAGTATACCTCTTGTTCACCCTTACCATCTAGTGGGCCTAAGGTGATCGCATGAGAGATCTCATGTAGAAGGGTAGTCAGTGCTTCAATGTCAGTGACACTGGTTCCGTCACCTTTGTCTGCACCAGGCTTCATTGCCCAGATTGTACCCTCGGTGCCCTTGCCCTGTTTCTTAGGGCCTTTACGTTGGAACATGCCACGGGCAGCACCAATTTTAGCTGGGTCTTGGCCTGTGTCTAACTTGAGCAGTGTGTTTAGCTCGTTTTGCGACATAGCCAGCCTGACGACTATACCCAGTTTCTTTGCGAACTCGACAGCGTCATTGAAGTTACTGATGCCATCTTCAAGTTCACCACCCTTCAGTCCAATTTGGAACTGAGGACGAATAAGCTCAACGACAGCCTGTTTGTATTGGGCTGGTGTTACTTGGGGCTTTTCAGCGGGAATGACATCGGGTCTGGGTCCGTCAGGATTGGCTCCTGGGCTGGTATCACGGAGGATTGGCTCTGTAGGGCTGCGGGATCCGAGGATAGGTTCTCCGCTAGGGGCATCAAGGGTGCGTCCATCGGGAACTGTTGGACCTTGCTGTAGTTCCGCATTAGCTGTTCGAATTTGCTTCCCATGTTCTTTTGCCTTTTCTGCTAGTGCATCAAGGTTGACGCCTTCACGTGTATACCAAGGTGCATTTCCGCTTTCAGTTACCTTGAACTTGGTTGGTACAACTTTGTTCTTTGGCTTCTTGATGTCCTCTAGGAACTTCTGGAAGTCAGGAACGGTAAACTTGAACTCACCATGACCAGGTACTTCATATGTAAACATTGGCACGCCATTTTCAACACCGTAGCGTGCACCATAGGCATATGCACCATATTCACCTTCTTTGGCTGTTACACCTTCGAGCGGGTTTGGATCGCCTTTTGCACGTTTTAGGATTGCGTCAATTGTACCGTGAGATGCCTCTTGCTGAGACGATGCTACCCAGGTTTCCCAGTGGTATCGTCCCACAGATGCTGAATCTGGGCGACCTACGTCGCTATAGATTTGCGATAGGCGGTTCTGTAGTGACTTCTCCATTGCTTCGTAGACAAGAAGCCCACGTGCACCATATGTCAGGCTAGACAGGGCAGATCCTGTGACAGGTTTGCCATCTGATTTGTATCCGTCATACAAGTTAATACCTGAGAAACGCCCGTCGTTCCACATTTGACGCATCTGTACGCGGTCTAGAACCATAACGTCGTCATAGCCAGCAACTAGAAGTGTGAAAGACACAACCTTGTTGTCGATACCGACGCCCTCACCCATACGTAAGAACTCACGACGGACTTCTTTACCTGTGGTGTTAGGATCTGACATCATGTCATGGATTACCTGAAGGCGGGAACGTCCATCGCCCTTACCAGCGTCCTGAGACATCTTCATTAAGAAGGTATTACCAAACGCATTTAGGTTGTGAGTGGCACCCGCACCTGGTTGGCCTGAGCCTTTTGGCGCAGCTGACTTAGCCCACTTCTCGTAGTCTTTGATGTTGTCAGTAAGTGACCCACGGTTAGACTTACCAGCCGCCATGCGGATCCATTCTTCGATACCGTTGAAGGAGTCCATAAAGAGACCTTCTTGAGTGTACGGGCTTACGCCGCGCGATAGGAATGACCACAAGAACAAACGCCCTGTGTCTTCAATACCGATTTCACCATTTGTGTATGCTTGACGAAACTCAGCTGCATTACGGAAACCGTGATCGGCATCTGCAATTTGCCCTGGTGTCAATGTAGACAGTAGTTCTTGTGCACCGCCGTTGTTCAAGTCTTCGATGAACCCATGTGGCTGCACTGGCACGTCTTTTGTCGCCATTGCGTCACCCAACATGGATGCCCATGCTTCAGATGACCCTGCGGGATCTTCATGACGCGCTAGTACCTCATCGATGCCGTCAATCTGGCGTGATGCGTTCTTATTGTTTGTGCCAGCGAGGACTAAAGGTTTACCTTCACGCGCAGTAGGTGCCTCAACACGTAGGTGCGGCAGTAGGCCATGATTAGTCTGGCCTTCAGGTGCCTTTATCTGTTGGTGAACAACAGGTGTAGGAGCCGACAGAGCCGCTGTCTGTACCGTAGTAGGTGCAGGGATGTCTGGATTGATAGATCCTAAGATTGGTTCGTCTGGCGGCTGTCTCAGGATCTTACGTACACCCACGTGGTTTGGCTTACTGATTAGCCCCTCGTCTTCCATACGCTGGACGATGTCTACCGCCTCATCATATGGGATATCTAGCTTACGCTGGACGTAGCTTGCAGATACCATTTGATCGTTTGTGACTAAGTCTACAGCGCGGGTATAGTCATCCTGTGTAGGCTCTACTGGTGCTTGTGTTTCAGTTTTAGGGGCAACACCAGATTCCTGTGCGGCCTGGAGACCAGGGGCTGCGGATGTTGGGCGTGATTGTTGACGTGTCACACGATCCACATACGGCTGTATGTAAGCATCGATAGCTTCCTGGGGTACACCTGAGTTGACTGCGGCTTCCACGATAGCTTCCGCGTTCATGACAGGGTTTGTACCTAGGTTGCCTTGCAGCTTGTCTAGGGCTGACGTAATGACAGCTTTGTCTTGGACACTTAGGTTTGGATCATTCTGTGCCTGTAGATCAAGTGTCTTTGCTGCGGTCTGGTTAGCCTCGATGCCACGATTGTAGTTCTCTTGGGTTGTGAACTGTGGACCAAACTGCGGTGCCTGAGACATGACATCAGGTGTCGGTGTGTCCTGGGCGGGTGTTTGGTCAATCTTTGGTATATTGACGCCACCGCGCTGGGCTAAAAGTTGGTCTGGGGCTGCTGCACGTTTTACTACGGTGTCTGGGGTGTTCAAATGCTGGTTTATGACAGGGATAATGTCATTTAGGTTACGGATCGCGTTTGTACCGCCGTCTAGGTTCTTACGGATGTCACCAAATACGTCTTCGAGGGCCTTAACATCGGGGAATGCAGCCTCGATTTCGGTCATTGCGGCCTTTAGTCCATCACGGTCTAAGCCAGTGCCTGACAAAATGGTGCCAACTGGGCTGTTATCCTTGTCGACCTGAGGTAATCCACCAAGTTCAGCTGCCCGTGCGTCGTCTTGTTCCTTCTTTAGGCGTTCTGCGGCAATCAAAGATGGACCAGAGGGGTCTGGCAGCGTATCTTTGCCCTCATATTTGTTGACAAAGCGGTTTACTGCGGATCTGCGTCCTGTGACTGCGTCGATTGCACGTCCAGCACCTACTGCACCAAACTGGTAAGGCAAAGAGCCACCCATAGTGGCAATAGCAACACCCTTGTTTGCCATACCTGAGATGACTTTGGACGGATCATAGGACCCATCTTCACGTGTGAACGGGTTAAACGTGTCAGTGAACTGGCTAATGCCACCTTTTGTGCCATTCTTGAAGAGATCAGTAAGCTGGTTGCCTTCGCGCATCAAATTGGCAATCTGTTGAGCCTCTACCGTTGGCGGTAGTAGACGCATGATTGCATCGAAGTTCTCTTGTGTGACCTTAGATTTGACCTTGTTCTTACCTTGACGAATAGCAACCTGTGCAGCTGCGTAGTCATCGATCAGTTGGTCTAGTGTCTTTGCTTGTTTTGGGTTGAGGTACTTCTTGACCGCAGGATTCGCAACGATCTCTTTGATTTGACCACTAATTTGCTCATGTGCAGCCTCAAGGGCTTGCTTTGCGTCACCAGTGTTACCGACGTCCTTTAGGTTAAATCCATTTTGGCTGGCTATCGTTCTTATACGGTTAGCAAGAGATGCTGCGGCCTGTGACTCGGTGTCTGACAGGTTGGCGGGATCAACAAGTTTACCGTCTTTGTTAAACAGGGTTCGTGAAACTGTAGCCTCACCAACTGTACTACCTGCACCAGCCAAACCTTCAATGATAGTATCTTTTGCGCTGAACTGGTCGCCGACTGCCTTAGTTGCGAGAGCTTCGCCAGACGCCTCTGACCCACCCTGGGCGACAGCCTGGCGTTTTAGAGACTTACGGATGATCTGTTGTGCTACGAGTCCCTGACCAGCGAAGTCGGCTGCGGCGACAACAAGACCTCGGGTCAAGCCCCGCTCGTTTGCTTTATCCATTAGATCTTTATTAGCAAACAGCTTCTTTGTTGCTTCAGGATCTGACAGGTCAATACCGTTCTCACTTAGAAAGCTGTTGACCTCGTTAGCATACTCACGACCAAGACCGCCAAGTGACATAACAGCTGCACCCGCGACTGGGTTACCTGTCACAGTTGTAGTAGCTGCACCAGCGGCAATCTGCGGTACTGACTCAGCGATGGTCTCACCCATGAATGCCATGAAACCAAGTGGGTCATCGGTTACTGTACCAAGCCACCCCATAAAGCTGTCTGGAGCTTCAGTGAGAGACTGAGCATATGCATCGGCTGTAGGTGAACGCTCGAAGCTGTCTGCAAGTTTAAACAGACGACCAGCTGTTTCTGAGTTTGCACTCAAACGCTTCAAGTATTCAGATGGGTTCTGCGCTGCGTCTTCACGGTTTTCTAGACGCTTATCTACGACTTGCTGATAATTAACATTAGCCTGGGGAGACACACCATATTGTTGCATCATTGAGTTGACCTGTTTTGGATCACTCATGTTTGATGCACGACTTGCAAATGCTTGGTTGGGTACACCAGCACGTAGTGCCTCGTCGTAACGAATTGCCTCAGGGCTTCTGTTGACGTCGGTAAGTGCGCGGAGATCAGCAGTTGCTAATGCAGTTGGTAGTGCCGCTGCTGTCTGGACTGCGCCGCGTTGGATTGCACGACCAACACCAGTGCCCTCTGGGTTAGCTGGGGTCGCTGGGGCCACAGGGGCTGCACCTAGTTTCTTTTTAAGAGCAGCCAGAGCACCTTCCCGTGTAGCTCCAGTGACTTTGTATTTCTTGCCGTCTGGAGCCGTAATAAGGAACTCAGCCATATGTCTTATCCTAGTTATTCGTCGTGGATGGTACTTCCTCGATGGTGTATCCATCGTCATCAGGGACCGTCGTACTGTTTGACGGTGTGATGCCTTGTTGCTTGGCAGCTTCGTCGGTGATGCCGTTCTGTTGTAACTGCTTGAGGACCTCTAACTGAGGTTCTAACCAAGAAATCCATACTTGTTCATCATCTGTCAGCTTAGGAACAGGTGTCTGGAACAAGGCCATCTCACGATCCGTGATCGCACCCTTTGTTTGCGCTGTGTATGCCAGGGTCGCGTTGACCTGGAGTTCTGACAATATCAGACGCTTGGCTGCTCTTTTAGGGTCACCAAAGCCAGACCGATCTAATGCATTTTGAGCACGACCAGCGATTGGTCCTGTTAGGTTTGGGTCGTTCCGTAAATCATTTAGAAGACCTTCGAGACGTGCGATCTCTGTAGTGTCGGCTTGCTCTGGTTGCTCAGGCTGGTTGCCTGAGTTCATCTTACGCAAGAGATCCTGACGACGCTGCTCGGCTAGTTTCTGCTCTTGTTCGTACTGGTACTGTTCCATCTCACGGGCGCGGTTGTAGTCCATGACGTCACCGTAAGACTGTGTGCCAGCCTGGAAGGCAGCAAGACCACCATCCTGTGATGCACCAACGATGTTACCACCAATGCGCATCAGGCCCTCACCTAGGCCAATCTGTTGGTTTGGGTACATCGGTGTACGGTTGGAGCCACGCGCGTTGCCTGTGGCACCAGCTAGGACGGGCTGTTGGCCCATCATCTGCATCTGTGGGTTTTGCTGTAGTACCCCTGGACCAGGGTTAAAGAACTTAATCATCTGTCAGTTTCTCCTACACAAAGCCGCCGAGGCCAGGGCCACCGCCAAACATTGGGTTAAAGAACGAAGAGTTCCCTGGGATGTAAGCACCAGCATTTGCAAGCTGGTTACCAAAACCAAAGCCAGACATTGCCCCACCTATAGTAGCGGCACCTGGTGACACAGCGTTCATCTGATAGTTACCTTTGACACCTGGAGCCGCCAGGAAACCACCGTAGTCTTTACCGAGGTTGTAGTTGTAGCCAGTCAGGTAGTCATACTGGGATCTGTCAGCGTCAAGTTGACCTTGGTCGTACCCTTGTTGATTGTTACCAGCGCCTAGCGCAGTGTTTGCACCAGAGATCGCTGTGTTGTTACCCTGGTTAGCCATGTTCATACCAGTGGTCACTGCATTACCTAACTGGTTGTTCGCAGTGCCAGCGTTTGACAGCATGGATCCAGCTGACGTCATGGTGTTGTTACCAGATGTCAAAGCATTACCAGCGTTACCGTAGGCAGTACCCATGTTGCCCGTCATGTTGCCTTGGTTGACGTAGGTGTTCATGGCGTCACCATAGAAGCCACCAGTGTTAGCCATGTTGTTCGCCATGTTGACTGTACCAGTCATGCCTTGGTTGAACTGGGTGTTCTGTTGGGCCAGGCTTGCGTCTTTGAGACTGTTGAAGACATCAGTGCTGACGTCTGCGCGGCGGTCATCAAAGGCGCGGTTAGCCAATGCATCAGCAACACCAGCGCGGCTGGAGTTAGGGTTACCTGAAGCGGATGCCGCTAGGTTGATGCCAGGGAGCGTTTGTTCCGTCAGTGTGCGCCTGTCGTCACGTAGCATCGCGTCGACGATGGGGTTCATGTTGTCCATAGCGTACTGAGATGCAGTACCCATGCGGTCATCGTTGAGAGCTTTGTCAGCTAGGTTACCAAAGCGATCTGTGACACCCTGGCTGTTGGTCGCTAGGTCATTAAAGTTGGAGCGGTAGTTACCTATGCCCTCACTGAGGTTCTTGTAGTCATTCGCCAGGTTCATCTGGTTGTTAGCTAGGGCATCAAATTGACCAACACGATTAGTGAAGTCGCCAGACATACCTGTGAACTGGTTGTACAGGCTGTTGGCGTTTTTACCGAAGTTCATACCTGGGGCAGCGTAGTTAATGCCGTCCTGATACATGGTGTTACCACGGTCGACCAGGTTGTTACCTAGGCTATACATCGCTGTGTTAGCGTCGGTCTGCATTTGGTTTGGACCAGCGTAGAAAGAACCCTGGTAGGGACCCTTAGCGATCATGTCGTCATAGTAACCAGAGACGTTGCCTAGGTTCGTGTTGATGTAAGGCATCGCTGCGTTCAGATACTGGTTGTTCTGTTCGTTAGCGCGGTCTATAGCACTCGCTTGCTTCTTAGCAGCGGAGTTCGCCATCATACCGCCTACGACAGCACCAATTACAGGCCAAACCATGTGGATGCTCCTATTGTTATTTCTTTATGTTTTTATTAGTTCGGGAAGTCGTCATAAGTTGATGGACTAAAGGATGACCAAGATGTTCCGTCATAGACAACCAGGCCAGTGTAACCAGACCCAAGGGGATCCCA